GTGCTACAACAGACGCAGATTACACAGCAGGAAAGTTACTTATAGAACTGTTTGGTTACGAAGCTTAAACTAGGAGGTATAAATGGCTAGATCAGATGTAAAAGCCTTTAACCACGATCAAGGTGATGCTGCCGCAGTTATTGGACCTGCTAGATCAAGGTTAAGGCAGCTTGTTATTTTTGCTAACTCAGCTGGAGCTGTGACTATTAAAGATGGTTCAGGTGGATCAGATATATTAGTTCAAAGTTTTCCAACAGGTTTGCATCACTTAAATATCCCAGATGATGGTATTCTTGCAGAAAGTGGCGTTTACATCAACGCTTTTACTGGTAGTGGCAACAAACTTACTTTGTTTTTGTCATAATGCCTAGTTATGCGTAACGACTACAAAAGAGGCGGGCGAGTCCGCAAAGGCAAGGGCATGAAAGGTATGTCCATAAAAAGTGGGGATAAACGCCCCACTAAGGCTGGAGCGGGTATGACGGCAAAGGGTGTTGCTAAATATAGACGGCAAAATCCTGGATCTAAGCTGCAGACAGCTGTGACAGAGAAGAAGCCTACAGGTAAGCGAGCAGCGAGGAGAAAGTCATTTTGCGCTAGAAGTGCAGGGCAGATGAAGAAGTTCCCAAAAGCAGCGAAAGATCCGAATAGTCGGCTACGACAAGCAAGAAGAAGATGGAGGTGTTAATGGGTAACAGATTCATGAGATCGATAGCAAAATCAAAAGATATGTCTAAGATGAGTCCCACAGAGGCTTTTGATAACTACTTTAAAAGAGTAGATTACACACAAGATGCTAAACAGCTGGAGAGAAGGCAGAAAGAAATAGATAGCAAAAAGAAATTAAAAGAAATTGAACAAAGAAGAGCGTCGCGGAGTAAAGGCGGTGGGGGTGGAGGTACGCCTACCCAATTTGGAGCAAGTGGTAAAAGAGGCGCAGAAAAAATGAGAAAAAACCCTTTTGACTTAAATAAGGGTGGTAAAGTTAAGTTCTCTCGTGGAGGTGGCGTAGCTACACAGGGGACTAAATTTAGTAGGAACGGCTAATGGCGATCAGTCGCGCACAAATGGGTAAGCAGATCAAAAACCCACCAAACAAAATGTCTAAACTTTCCCAGAAGAGAAAGAAAAAGGCAGAGAAAGAGAGAAAGAAGAAAGATGGCGTATTTACAAAGTAACATACCGTATTTTAAAGCATGGGTAAGACGAGAGTACACGAAGAATTTTATAGAGTATCAAGGAGATTTTTTACACGCGATGGTTATAGCTGTAACAACAATGCCGAATAGGTGTCTAAGTTTCCAAGTAATATTTACTGGATGTGAGACAGATGACACAGATGAACCAAACGTGCATGGTGGAGCCATGTGGGCTAGGATGCCCATAACAGCGTTGGTAGCTGATACCAGTTACGAAGAGTGGCCCACAGAGATGCCGACCTATGTAACACAGCCGTGGGATTGCATGTCTCACGATCACTCAGTTTATGTATTGAATAGAGCCACACCTGCTCCTTGGATAGCCAAGGTAGACGGAGAGTTCTATCCTGCGAAATACTATTTTACTGTGGACTATACAAACAGTGAAGTAGCGGACGATCCTGCCCAACACAAACAGAGTCATGTTCTTGAACTGTTAGATGCAGGAGAGTATACAGGTAACATAGTAGCGTTGCCTAACAATCGGGTTCGTGTCACACACCCTGCGTGGTTTGAGACTGGTCAAGGCGCACCAGACTTCAGACCGAATCAACATACTTTTCATTCTAAACAGAACCACGAATACGTTTGGGACACCCAACGTGTTTTTAATAATCTATATAAGGAGCAAGAAGATGACGAAGAAGAATAATAAGATGAAGATGGTGAAAGACCCAAAGACAGGAAAGATGGTTCCTGAATTTGCTGTAAAGAAAGCAGCAGGTAAAACAGTCAAGAAGAAGATGATGGCTGGGGGCAAAGAAGTTAAAAAGAAGATGATGGCTGGTGGAAAACAAGTCAAAAAGGGTTACGCTGCTGGCAAAATGGTTAAGAAGAAGATGATGGCTGGCGGTAAGATGGTCAAAAAAATGATGTCTTCAGGTAAGCTTGTTGGAAAACAAACACAGATAGACAAAAACAAAGATGGTAAGATAACTGGGGACGATTTTGCGCTGTTACGAAAAGGTAACAGAATGGCTGGTGGTAAGATGGTCAAGAAGATGATGTCTGGTGGCGGTAAAACCAAAGGCATGGCTAATGGAGGCAAGAAGAAGTCTAAACCCAAAGTGAGAGGTGCAGGTAAAGCCATAAAAGGTGTAAGACCTGCAAAAATGAGGTAAGCTATGGCGTTACGTAGGTATTACAAAAAAGGAGGTAAAATTTGTCCTGCTGGTAAGGCGTGGGCAAAACGCACCTTCGATACATACCCTTCAGCGTACGCCAACCTTGCGGCTTCTAAATACTGTAAAGACCCTAACTACGCAAAGGGTGCAAAGGGTAAAAAGAAAAAGAAGAAGTAATGGGTGAACTTAAGAAGTGGTTAGATCAGAAGTGGGTTCGTATAGGGACAGACGGAAAGATCAAAGGTCCTTGCGGTACATCTAAGGATAAAAAGAATCCTGATAGATGCTTACCTGCCGCAAAGGCTAGGAGTCTGTCCCAGAGCCAACGAGCCACCACAGCCAAGAAAAAGAAGCGTGAAGGCGCAAAAGGGAAAACTGTAGTAAAAAATACTAAACCTGCTACAGTAAAACTACGAACGGGCGGACTTGCAAGGAGAAGAAGGCATGGATGAAAAAGAACGACAGATACGTAACGAGTATTTTGATAATGATGCTATCCAGAATATTATGAGCCTTCAAGAGTACGCTAGAACCAAAGGAGTCATAATCGCACCTGAGAAAGAAGTTAGAACCATCAAACTAAAAGGTGGTGGGCTTGCTCGACGTAAACGAAGCATCGCACGAGGTTGCGGTGCTGTAATGGCAAACAGAAGAAAGAAGACACAGTATATATAGGAGGCAGTATGGAACTTATACAGAATGGTACGTTTGCAACAGGAGAACCTGTGTACCAAATAGCAGAAAAGAATAGCGATGGGACAC